GAATTAACATTTACATCTGAAGTAGATCGTAACTATGATGACCAATTTGCCGTTGTTGGCGCAAAAATTGGCGCAACAGTTAACGTACGCAGACCAGGCCGTTTCATCGGTACAACTGGCCCAGCTCTAAACGTAGAAGATCTGAACGAAACTTCAGTTCCAGTTACTTTGAGCACCCAGTTCCACGTTGACACTCAGTTCACAACTCAAGACTTAGCTTTGTCCCTGGATGCTTTTTCGGATAGAATTCTGAAACCTGCGGTGGCAGCTATTGCCAATAGAATCGACTTTGACGGCACAACTACAGCAGCTTTGAACACAGCTAACATCGTTGGTACTGCAGGTACTCCTCCAACTGGTCTTTATACATACTTGTCAGCACAAGCGTATCTTGACTCTGAAGGCGCACCTCGTGATGGTCGTAGATCATGTATCGTTGAGCCATTTACATCTGCAACTATTGTTGACAGCTTGAAAGGTTTATTTGTTCCTACTGAAGCGATCTCTAGCCAATATACAAAAGGTTTGATGGGTCGTGACTCTGGCGGTATGAACTGGAAGCTTGACCAAAACATCGTGTCACAAACTTTTGGTAACTTCTCTAGCTCTACTGTTACTGCTTCTGTAGCTACTACAACTGCTACTGGTTTCTTGACTTCTGGTTGGGCTTCACAATCCACAATCACTTTGACTGCTGCTAACACAGGCACAATCAACTTAAATGCTGGTGATACATTCCAAATTGCTGGTGTGTATGCAGTAAACCCACAAAATCGTCAAGCTTATGGCACAAACAAACTGCGCTCATTCGTAGTTAAGTCTGCTGTTTCTGTGGCTTCTGGTTCTTCTGTTTCTGTAACTGTTTCTCCTGCTGTTATTAGCGGTGGTCAGTTCCAGAATGTGAGCATCCCTAACCCATCAGCAACTGCTGCTGTGACATTCTTTGCATCACAATACAATGCAAGTGGTTTTGGTCTAGTATCACCACAAAACATCGTAATGCATCGCAATGCGTTCACAATGGCTATGGCTGACCTTGAGTTGCCTGAAGGTGTTCATTTCGCTGGTCGTGCATCAGACAAAGAAATCGGTCTGTCAATGCGAGTCGTTAGGCAGTACACCATAAATAACGATAGTATTCCAACTCGTGTTGACGTTCTGTATGGTTGGGCTCCTCTCTATCCTGAACTCGCTTGCCGAGTTGCAGCTTAATAACTAACGGATAACGAAAGGAAACTATTATGTCTAATCCAGGACCAGCAGTAACTAATTCAGCCCATCCCTCGAATGTAACGACTGACCAAGCATTACGCTTGTTAGCCGTTGTTAAAGGGATTAATGCTAACTCTGTAGCATCTACCGCAATTCCAGTTAATAACACAAATAACTACTTGCCAACTTCCATTATTTTCACTAATGCGAACAACGCAGGTGCAGTAGCTAACCTTAGCTCTGCTGTTATTTCTGTTTATACTGCTCCAGGTGGTGCAAGCGGAAGTGGTACTGAAGTTTTTGCTCTTACTACTTTGACCAACAACACAGCTTTGCTAGGCACTACAGTAGCTACAGCTTATGAAAGCACTTTAGCTTTCTCAGCTCAAACTTTGTATGCTTATGTTGGTACGGCAGCAGGCGCAGTCGGTACTGTAGATGCCTACATCTATGGTTACGACTTTAGCTAAAAACTAATGAAGTAAAGGGAAAAGCCATGCTCAAAAGGTATGGCTTTTTTTCTTATATACCCTATAATTGATTTACCTTATTCAAAGGAAAAAATATGTCTAAAACTACTATTGTGCGTGGCAATATCATTGCTCACAGCATCGTACAAGCAGCACTTCCATCTACCACTATTTCAGGAACAAGCACAGAAGTTACTTTTACTGTTCCAGGCGTTCAGCCAACTGATGTAGTTGTAGCGAATTTTGATGGTACTTTGGTAACTGGTATCAGCATTGGTAATGCTTACACCAATACAGCTAATCAAGTTATTGTTCGATTAATTAACTCTACTGGTTCTTCAGCAACTCAAACTGCTGGTACTTTGTTAATTCAAGTTTTGTCTTGCGAAGATAGTCCAATTTCTACTAGCGTAGCTTAAGGATAAATCATGGCATATAACTCAGCGTTTTCCCCTTTTGGGCCAACATACTTGGTTGGTAGCTTGGCTGCTGTTCAAGTAAAGTCTAGCAACAATGTATACCCTTCAGGTTATCGAATTGTAAACATTACTGCTAGTGCTATTCGAGTATCTTGGCAGCCACAAGAGCCTAATGATGGGACTTCAACTCCTGTTGTTACAGCTCCTGCTTTGACTGTTCCTTCTTACAATACGTTTTATATTCCTGCCAATGGTGTGCAAGTATTTAGCGGTATTCCTCCTAATGCTTGGTTTTTATCTAGCGCAGCTTCTAGTGCAGAAATTACACCTGGTGAAGGGATTGCATAATGAGTTCAAATCAAGTAGCTTCTACAGTTACAGTTCAAACAGTTCCTGTTCAAGCACAATTTAATTCTTCTGGTGTTTGTTTAGGTTTAGTTGGCCCTGGTGGAGCTTTCTTTAGTCCTCCATTAACAGGGGATACTATTAATCCTGCTGTATTTCAGATGGGTGGAAATACAATAGCAACTTCTGTTTCTTTGCCTACTATTGGTAGTGGATTTGGTACAAGTCCTACTATTAGCGCATCAAATACAATGGCTTTTAAAGTTGTAGTTGGTACTGGTGGCGCAGCTTCAGGATCAATTACCTTACCAACTGCTGTAACTGGTTGGATGGGTTTTGCTGCTGATGTAACAAGCGGTACTGCTCTATTTTTACAACTAACAGCAAGTTCAGCAACATCAGTAACATTTACAAGCTATTCCATTACAAGTGGTTTAGCTCAAAATATGTCTGCTGGGGATGTAATTTTAATAAATTGTTTTGCTTATTAAAGGCAATATATGGCTGGCCCTTCTTCAACAGTAGATCAAAACCTACTGCCAGTTCAGGCTTATTTTGATGTTTATGGCAATTTTCAAACATTTATAGGTCAGGGCCAACCCTTTTATGCAACAGTTAATCCTGTTCAATCAGGGTTAACCATTACCAGTAGCACTATTAACAGCACCACAATCGGTGCTTTAGTGCCTTCTACTGGGGTTTTTACTAATATTTCTACAGCTACAGGACAGATTTCAACTTCTCCTTCTGCTGCTACAGATATTGTAAATAAGCTGTATGTTGATACAGTAGCCCAAGGATTAAATCCTAAAGCTGCCTGTAAAGTAGGCACTTTGACAAATATTACTTTGTCAGGATTGCAAACGATTGATGGATATTCTGTTTTATCTGGCAATCGAGTTCTTGTAAAAAATCAAGGAACACCATCTGAAAACGGCATTTATATAGCCTCTGCAAGCGCATGGACTAGAGCAGTTGACATGGATGTATGGGCAGAAGTGCCAGGGGCTTACACAGTCGTTTTAAACGGCTCACAAGCCAATACTGCATGGGTATCTACTTCTGCTGATACAGGAACTATTGGAGTTACTCCAATTACCTTTGTTCAGTTCTCAGGAGTTTTTACTTATTACGCTGGCACAGGGTTAACCCTTGCTTCTAATACTTTTAGCATTACTCCTGTAGGCACAGCAAACACCTATGGATCTGCAAGCGCAGTTCCTGTATTTACAACTAATGCAAGCGGTCAAGTCACTAGCGTTACTAATACCACTATTGCTATTGCCAATACGCAAGTTAGTGGTCTTGGCACAATGTCAACTCAAAATGCCAATGCAGTAGCTATTACAGGCGGTTCTATTGATGGAACTACAGTAGGCGCAACAACAGCAACGACTGTAAGAGGCACAACAATTACTGCGACAACGCAGTTTAGTGGCCCTGGAACAGGATTAACTGGCACAGCAACTAGCTTAAATATTGGTGGAAATGCTGCAACTGCGACAAGCGCAGGAAGCGTAACTAATAGCCTTACTTTTAACAATAGCGGTACAGGCGGTGCTTCAGGATCTACTTTTAATGGTGGATCTACTTTAACTGTTTCCTACAACACTATTGGCGCACCTAAAGCCGATGGAACAGGCGCATCTGGCACTTGGGGTATCAATATCTCAGGAAATGCTGCAACTGTAACCAATGGCGTATATACAACTGGAAGCTATTCAAATCCTTCTTGGATTACCTCAATTCTAGGATCTATTGTTAGTGGCGCAGTCGCTTCAGCTACTTTGGCTGCAAGTGCTACAAATATTGCTGGTGGAGCTGCTGGCTCATTGCCTTATCAATCTGCTTCAGGAACGACTACATTTTTAGCTTTAGGCACTACAAACTATGTATTGACGGCTGGCGCATCTGCTCCTCAATATGTAGCTCAATCGACTTTATCGGTAGGATCTGCCACAACAGCGACAACTGCGACTAATTTGGCTGGTGGATTGGCTTATCAAATTGCTTATCAAACAGGCGCAGGAGCAACTTCATTTATTACTGCTCCTACAAATAACACAGTTTTAAGCTATACAACTGGCGGTGGCTTTGCGTGGACTACTCCAACTTCCTATGCGACTGTAACCGATGACACCACTACAAATGCAACTCGTTATCCTTTGTTCGCTAATCAAACAACTGGAAACCTTACAACAGAATATACAAGCTCTACTAAATACCAGTTCAATCCTTCTACTGGCCTTCTTACAGCCACAGGATTTAGCGGATCAGGCGCAAACTTAACTTCTTTGCCAGCAGGACAGCTTTCAGGAACTATTCCTAGTGGAGTTTTAGGCAATTCAACTTTATATATTGGCACTACTGCCGTAGTTTTGAACGCTGCAAGCGGATCAATTACTTCTTTAGCGGTAAATATTAGCGGTTCTGCTGCAAGCGCAACAACAGCTACAACTGCTACAAATGCAAATAACGTAGCTATTACTGATGACACTTCTACAGCAGCAACTTTTTATCCAACAATCGTAAGTAGTTCTACAGGAAATTTGCCTGTTAAAACTTCTTCCACTAAACTTCAATTTAACCCATCGACAGGAGTTCTTACT